GGCTGATTGACTTGCGCTGAAACGCTGCCAGGAATGCCGTAGTTGCCCGCCGTGTCGATACCCACGAGCCAATAGACGTATGTTCCTGCTGTGGTTTCAAAGACACTTGTGAACTTACCCGACTTGGTTCCTATAACAATTGCGCTAGAAAAAGTTGCACCTTTTCGTAGCTCATAAGAGGCAATAGGCAAGGTTTGTGTTGAATCGGTCCACTGAAGGAGCACGTTGTTATCAATAACTTGCTGACTGATTACTGGTTGTGATGGGGCTGTGATAACAGCATCGAAATAGTTGCTGATCCCCGTTGTCCCATTCAGGTCAATGCCAGCGACGAAAAAGCGGCGCGTTCCACCCCAATTGGCCTGGGTGCTGAATGTTGTTCCTTTGACTGTGCCGAGTGAGGTTGCTGTGGCCCAGGTGCTGGAAGTGGTTCCGTAACGCACTTCGTAAACAGCAGTAGCCAGACTGCCAGAAACTGCGCCCCAGGTAAGGACAAAATCCGCACCCGAGAACGAGCCGCTCGTAGTTGGGGCGGGGGGCACAACAAGTGTTAGCGATGCACTTGCCGCTGTTGCGCTGTAAATGTCACTGGTGTCAAGCGCCTTAATCCACCACGTTGTTGTCCCCGCTGACGGAATTGCCAGCTTTTTGCTGGTGGCAGCAAATAGGCCAATCAATGTGCCTGTGCCCCAGGCAGGACCCTGCCAGATTTCGTAGCCCTGCAGGTCCAGGTCGGCGACAGGAGTCCATGTCAGGGTCACCCCGACGCTGGCATCAAGCGTTGCCGTAAACGTTGTTACGTTGCTGGGTGGTGCGGTTTTACCAAGGGCTGTAATTGTTCCAGATAGAGCCGTTGCCGAGGATTGCCCGCCAGCGCTCAGGCTGTAAACGTTGATCTCAAAGAGGCCAGGCGTGGTGTCGAGAATTTCGTATTCATTGCTCTGCCGTGTAACTGTGGTCCAGTTGCCTGAATCCTTGCGGTATTTGACAAGGTATTGATTGACCCCTTGAATGCTTTGCCAAGCAATCAGGATCTTTGAGCTGATCTGGTCGCGGTAGGAATAAAGCGCTTCTGTAAGCGACAGGTTGGTGGGTGCAGCGGGGACCTTATTGAGGTTGCTGATTGAGCGAGTCTGAAGTGGTGCGCCGCGCTCGATGTAGTCGTATTTACCGACGTTATATGCCAGTGCTGTGATGTCGTATTTGCAATCTTCTTGCTCTGTAACGCTTAGGACGCGCCAAGTGCTTGTCTGGAGATCTGGAGATTCAAAGATCCAAGTACTGTTGGTTAGTGGTGCCGAGCTAAATGCTGATGCAACGGTTATGTTGTTACCAATAATGGATATAACGCTGCGTGTCTGAACAGAACCATCGCTTAGTATTACTGACAAGCTTGGACTGCTTACCCACAAAACGTTTCCACTTGTAGTTCCACTTGCGCTAGTTGTAACCGTAAACGTATTAACTGTTGCGGTTACAATAGTGTAAAAGCCGTCGGCTGTTGCTAGGCCACTTGTAAAATCAAGCCAGACTGAATTCCCAGGTAGCAGACCATGCCCTGTAGAAGTTACTGTAACAGAACTCCCAGTCCTGGAGTACGTTCCGCTGTTTGTCAGATCAGTGACGTCGTCAACAGTAATGACGGTTGTTGTCGCAGAGCGAATTCGTCCACCGCGCCTAGCGCCAGCACGCATGGGATCGCTAATTTCAATAACTTGGCCCGGTCTAACAAGAACCCCAGCGTCAATAGACGTGGTAAAGGTAACAGTTTCAGTTGCTTCATTGTTGGCTGTATAGAGCAACCAATCACCCACGCGATGCGCTTGTCCGCGAGAGGTGCAGGCAAAGGCAGTGATCTCAGTCTTGATAACCCCGTACTTGTCAATCGCTGCGGCATTCTCCACCACCTCGTAAGCGGTGTTCCTCAGATCAAGATCCATGTACTGAACCACAGCCACATTTGGCCTGGTTTTTAAGCTTGAACCGCTATAGCTAAAGCCCTCGTCAGATACATTAGCGAGAGTGAAGAGGTACGCCGGGTCTGATGGCTTGTCCTGGGAGACTGTTAGCGCTCCGGTGCTCCAGTACGGCATAGCCCGGAATACCGAGCACATATCATTGATCAGCTTGTAGGCATCCTCAGCCGTTTGGATGTTGACGTTGCAGGAGAACCGAGGTTCAGTACCACCAAAGCCATTGCTTACACTGGCGCCGCAATACTGACTGGCGGAATAAAATGCCCATTTATCCAGCTGAGCTGTATTGATGTGAGTGCCAAAGCCATAGCGGGTTGAAGTCAATAGATCCCACAAACACCAAGCCGGATCTGAAGTCCATTGTGCCGCGCCAAAAATGCCATTCCACACTCCACTGTATGTAATCGCCCCTGTGTAGGGATTGACCGTTCCGTTGCTGGGGATCTTGACCTTGATTCCCCGGATCCGATAGGCGCGGCTAGGAATACTGTTGAATTGCTCTGCGTCAACACGAAGGGATATCAATGCCGAGTTTGGATATGCAAGTTTTGCGTAGGTGACTTCGGTGTAACTACTCCAGCTGAACGCATCGTTTAGCTTGACGCTGCCACTATCAGGCGTTACACGACTGACCATAATGTTTACCGGAAATGCTCCGGCTAGGCCGATCAGATATTGCCTTTGGTATTGTTGTGATGTGCGGCCACTGATGCCTTCGTCAGCAACCAAAGTGTATCCGCCACCGTTGTACTGTACATAAATGCGAAGAATGATGTTGGCACCAATAACGTCGCCGTTGTCTAGTATTTGTTGAAGTGACGGCACGGTAACAGTCACCCGCACTGCGTTGACGGATTGGTTGGTGATTGTGCGAACAACTGGTGTGGCCTGTTGCACCGTCACGCCCACAGCAACTTCGTTCGCAATATCATCAAAACCGGGGATATAAGTCTGAGATTGCGTTCCACCGCGCCCGTCAACAGTCACACGTTGGAAGTTGAACGAGCCGTCTGCATTTTGTAACGGGGTGTTATCAAGATAAATTGATCTGTAGCTATCTACCAATCCATAGATTTCACCCTCACTTACCAGGTCAACCACCTTGGCGTAGGAAGTAGAGAACAGACTCGGCGCTGCCTCAGTTGGGGTATGTTGCGTCCCGCCCCCGCCCTTGCCACCGCCACCACCACCGCCAGCGCCACTGATGCCAAGTCCTAGGCCAGCATTGTGGACACGGATTCCACCAGCAATAAATGTGTGGCGGCCCTCAACGGTAAGGTTGTAGACGGTGCCAGTACACAGTTCCGCCTTGTCAACGATTGGGCGCAGGTGATTGTTTGCGTCAACAAGGCAGTCATCAGCGCCGAGGCTGTCAATCTCAACAAAGGCGTTGAACTGGTTTAGCACCCAATGGTTGGGGGTGGCATCCAGGACTGCGCCGCCCCAGAGGGTGTAACGGATAACGCGCTCGCCTTCATGCTCATGCACTTTGAGCACCTTTGACGGCCTGAGGGTGCCACGATCATCAAAACTCAGGACCTGATCGCCAGGCTTCAACTCATCAATACGTTGCTCACCGTTAGGCGTGCGAACAAGCGTATGACCTAGGAAACAACCACCGCCGCCACCAGAACCAACAATGCGTGTCATGCCGCCACCTGCGCAACGTCAATGCCGGCGCTAATAACAATCGACCCGACAATCATTTCGCCATAGACAATTGGTACTGGAGTGCCCTGCCGTGACGTGTTCTGAATCGAGCTGAAGCTATAAGATTTGCGTGGGTCTTCAGTGCTGTCTGCTCCTGTAGGCGGCCTAGGTACAGGACTGATGAGCTGGGCTACGCCACCTAGGACGAGTGAGGTGCCAAGCCCGACCATAAGGCTGACAGCCAGTGCACCAATACCTGGAATAAAAGATAAGGCGATCAGAGCAATCCCAGCGATGATCTTTCCCACAGCACCTGCACCAGCGACTACCGGAATGATCTTGATCACCTGCTTACCAGCAGGATCGTGAATTTCTTCTAGTGCAAGGTCACGTTCGCCCAGGCTTACCCGGTAATGCTGATCCGCCATGTGCTTCTCAACCTGCGGGAAGTTGGCCGTCAAGAAGCGCACGGCCTCGGCTGCAGTTCCCACTTCAGCGCGGAAGACACGACGCTTAAGGAACTTGGCCAATGCTCCGTAGATCCTGATCTCGCGCATTAGACCACCGACCCTTTCTCAATTTTAAGCCGCCCAACCCAGCCGGTGCATTTCATTAGCCATCCACCATATAGATCACGGCTAGAGAGCCGATTTGGTCCGAGGTGGTGGAGCAACATTTGGTCGCCTAGGTAGACGCCGACATGATTTAGGCCGCTGCCAGAGACACACATCAACACCGCGTCACCGACTTGAATGTCTTCCTCAGCCACTTGCTCAAATCCTGCTTCATGCCAGCAGCCCTCAAACATTGGATCAGCTTCAAATTCGGTATAGGTCAACGGCCGCTCCCAGTCCGGCAACGTGACACCCATCTCTTCCTGATACCAATCCCGTACCAAACTCCAACAATCCTGAACGCCCCAGACCCATTCCCGGCCAATCAATGGCGCTTTGAATCCTGATGGTTTGCACTCGCCCCAGCTTTCTGTTTTAGGGTTAACGATGTACCAAGGTAGGCCGGACTTTTCGCAAGCAACACGATCAGCTTGTGATGGTTGTGGTGGCGTGGTCGGATGGCTATGGACAATGGCCACGATCTCGCCTGCATCCTCTGCAGCTGCAAAGTCTTCAGGGTCGAGGGTGAAGAAGTCACCAGGCTCGGGGCTGAGGTTTTTACACGGCCAATAGCGTTGACGGCCTTTGACAACCACGACCAACCCACAAGCCTCGCGGGGATCTTCGGCTTTGGCGTGCTTAAGTGCAGTAGCGCGGATAGTGCTTTTCATGTGAAGTAAGTGCCGACGCCGGGGTAAGAGCCAAAGGGAAGCTGTGCCAACGACCCAAACCGTGCCTTACAGCTGCTTAATCGCTTGCCACATACGTCAAGCGCAGGGCTCGTTTGCCCCACATCGTTTTCGTTGAAATAAACCAAAATGTTCAGGTCGGGATAAGTTGTCAGGTAATAGCCAGAATTGAAAATTCCGCCAGCATTTCCAACCCGCAACTCCCATATTCCATAGTTTCTGTAGTGTTCATTTGCGGTTGCGGCGGTATAGAGAGCTGCAACGTCTGGATATACAGCCAGGTAATAAGTTGCGTTGAACCCACCAGAACTGTTGATGTTTCTGCCTTCCGCGTAGCCGTTATTTGCGTAATGCGCTCTAAGAGGCGCAACGCCCGTGCTGGTTGGGTCATATCCGCACTCTGCTGATTTGTACCCCCATTGGCAGACGTTGGAAATGCACTGCCGTTTTGGCGCCCTGACTCCCACTAAGTCAAATGCACAAGCCAGCTCAAACTCAACTACGTCGCGATTTTCAGCTGACTTGCGGTCGATGTAGTAGACCTCGCGCGGAAATTCGGCGGTTGAGTCGGGCGTGCCGTAAGGGTTTGTGCCCCCACTGAAGTTCACAGCATCGAGGTAGCGTGCCATCGTGCGAATACGACTGACTTTTGCGCCCTCGAGGCCGTTCGGTAGTGACAGGATTATGGCGGAGATAGTGCCCATGATGTTTGATACACGGATCTTCGGGCGAGGAAGCTGACCGTTGCCGCTGTATTCGAAGCCCTCGGCCTCGATGGGCATTGCCGAGTAAGTTGCGCCAGCCCAGACCACGTTGCCATTGGTACCTACAGCGTTCGTACCGGCATGAAACCGGTAGATATCGCTGACACCGTGCATTTTGGTGTTTAGCTCCAGCACAAATAACTCGATGATTGCGCTTGGTGCTATGGATTGAAGCTCAGCTACAGGAACTGCCATGGCTAAGGCTCAAATACTTGGTTGAAAGTTGCAGTTATGGACGCTCTATTCAAATAGGGAATACTCTTTTGCCATTGATAGCATGTCCATTTGTAGGACGTGCTGTCATCCGGTGGTGTCCAGTCAAATGAAGCTCCGTCGTTCGCACGTGCATTTAGGAATGTTTCGATGGTGTCGGCCTCGGTTTCTGAGACTTCCCACGTCAGGTTCCATTTTTTTGGGTTCTGGTTCAAGCCCCAGCGAATGCGCTGGCTATACCCGTCTCCAAACTGGGTTTCCTTGATCTTGGGTTGGCTGCTCTTTTGAGCGCCATACGTAGGACTTATGGAGGGGAATGTGGCCATTAGAGATCCAACGTGATAGTGCCTGTTGTCACGAAATCACAAGTCATCGTAGCTATTTCTTGGCTATTGGCTGAGTATGACGCTTTGCTGATCAGACCGTTAAAGACGATGCGTTTGGCATTGGTACTAGAAATGTACAGTTCGAATAGTGCAGTACCAGCGTCGCCAACAATGCCAACTGCCTCTACAAATGATACGGCACTGCTTGCAGAATAGACAAACGTAATCGATCCGGAGCCTTTGATCAAGCCACCAACTGTTTTACCATAAGTGTCGCCAATTCTAGTATTATCAATCATTGCCTTTTCTACAGTCATCTTCCAGTCAGTGACTTGAGCAACCGTGCTCGCACTGACACCTGCACTGTCAAACTTGACCAAACCTTGATATCCCTTGTAGTAATTCATTAGCGGGAAGTACCGGCCAGCAGCCCACCTGGGCGCTGTTGTTTCACTAATTCTGCCTGCACTGCTTGTGAGACAACACGACCGAGGGCGGCACCCTTGTCATCGTTCCCAGCAACCTGGGTGCCTTTGGCGTCGACGTTCACCACGATGTTCATTGGGCTACCACCAACACCTGCTCCGCCACCCATCTGGTGGTTAGGGACAATTGTGCCGCTGTTGTTCGGGCGGAAGAGTTCAGGGCCTTGCTCACCCACGAGGTAGGTGGAGCCATAGTTGACAGGACCGCCTGAGGCGCGTTGTTTGAAGATTCCGCTGTAATCCTTTGCGCCTGGCAAGGATGGTGAGAGTTGTGGTCCTGATCCTGGCTTGAACTGACCTGAACCGAAGATGCCACCCCCACCGCCACCACCGGCCCCGGGGAGAAGGCCCACAATGGTGTTGATAATTGCCATTTCGATCATCTTGGCAATGATCTTGGCCGCCATATCCATGAAGTAGTTCGCGATGCTCTTGAAGAAGCTCGCCAGGGCTTCGCGGGCCGTCATGGAGCCATCGATCACTCCTTTGAAGGAAGCGGAGAAGGCGCTACCGATGCTTTCAGCGGCACCCATCACGATGGTGGACCACTTGGTGAGTTCGCTTAGTTCCTTCTTGAGATCGCCGGCCCTCTTGGTAAGTGCATCTCGAGGGGTTTCCTTGGCACCCTTGGTGGCAGCGTCTCCGTCGGTTTTGGCCTTGTCCTTTTTGCCTTCTAGCTCGTCTCTTTTTCTCTTGAGTTCATCCAGCTTCTTAACGAGGTCGTCATAGGCTTGTTTTGCAGCACCTGTCAGCACAACGCCTTTTGCTTGCTCGAGGTTGTACTGAGCAAGTGAGTTTTGGAGGATCAGATACTGGGCATCCAGTACCGCTGCCGCTTTGGCAAAATCCTGATCGAGCTTCAGTTTGCGCAGTTCGTTCTGGATGGCTTCTTCGGAGAAGCCTTCCATGCGGAGCCTGTTAGCAAGCCTTCGGGCTTCGGCCTCTTCTTTAATGGCCTCTGTCTGCTGGTTGAACTGAATCAGGAGCTGTTGCTGT